ATGATCACCGACACAAAGCTCAGGAAGGCGCTCGGCAAGAAAAGAGATGATATCGAGATTATTTCTGATTCGCACGGGCTCAACGCCAGAATCAGCCAAGCCGGAAAAATATCATTTTTCTATCGGTATCGCTGGGCCGGTAAAGCGGTAAAACTCAATGTTGGTGATTATCCTGCAATGAGTATCACCCAGGCAAGAGAGCGTCGCCAACAATTCAGAAACTGGTTAACTGAGGGACTGGATCCGCGAGAGCAGGTGAAGCTGGATAAGCAGACCCGACAGGAAGCGATGTCCGTTGCCGAAGCGTTCAATTACTGGATTGAAAGGCACTGTATCGCTAACGGGCTAGTTAAAGTCGATTACTATCGCCAGGTGTTTGAGAAACATATCGCCGAACCGATGAAGAATGTCAAAGTCGATAACACAGCGAAAATGCACTGGATCAACGTCTTCGATTCTATAGAAAGCAGGGTGATGGCTCATTACATGCTTTCGCTGTGCAAACGGGCGTTTAGGTTCTGCGTTAACAGAAGTGTGATCGCCTCAAACCCACTCGAGGGATTACTGCCATCTGATGTCGGGCAAAAGCCTAAAAAGAGAACTCGCAGGATGGACGATGACGATCTGCGCAAAATCTATCAGTGGTTGAAAAGCCATATGTCGATAGAGTCCGTTTTCCTGGTGAAATTTATTATGCTTACCGGATGCCGTACGGCTGAGATTCGACTTAGTGAGAGATCATGGTTTCGATTGGATGATAATGAGTGGGTCGTGCCTGCGGGCAGTTATAAAACTCGGGTACATATTAGAAGGGGACTCTCAGACGCCGCCGTTAACCTGGTCAGAAATCACCTCAAGAAAATAAACACCAATCACCTGGTGACTTCACAACGTAAAATTGATGGCGGGATCAAAGATTCGCCCGTTCATTCACCTGTGGCATCCAATTACGCCCGTTCTATTTGGAATGGAACAGGTATGGCAGAGTGGTCGCTTCATGATATGAGGCGGACGATAGCCACAAATCTCTCTGAGTTAGGTTGCCCGCCGCACGTAATTGAAAAGCTGCTCGGGCATCAGATGGTGGGGGTTATGGCGCATTACAACCTTCATGACTATATCGATGATCAGAAACACTGGCTCCGCGTTTGGCAGAGCCATCTTGAAGAGATCATCGGAGAGCCCTTCAGTTAATTTATCTTCTTTTTATCCTCCCACTCTTTGATTGACTCAGAGCGCCAGCGGTTAGGGTTGCCGGGCCAGTCAGGGGGTGGGAACGGGCATACGAAGCCCCGAGGCATTGTGTCTGCACTTTGCCATGACCAAAGGGTTTTGCGTGAAATTTTGTAGCGACTGGTCAGGTCTGACGTTACCAAAATATCATCCATAGCTCTCTCCAGTTGCCCGTTCGGGCCATTCAAAATCTTTTTCAACCAACCTGCCCGGGCAGGGAGCGGAGACGGCGCATGCCGGTCATCGCTGTGGCCACGTAGCTCGCCTTTCGGTTCACCACCTCCACCCAGACTTTCACGCCTTCAACCTTCACCGTATAAGTCTCTTTCATCTTGCTTCGCCCATAGTCGCCATATGTTTGCAAGTGAGCTGCCAGCGCGATGTCGCATGCTTGGCGAGCTAAAGGTGATTGCTTACTTCCTCGATTGATCAGTCGCATATAATCTCCTTGAGGGAGGGTTACCCCTCCCGGTCTCGTCAGGCCACGTATTCCGGTTTCATATCCGCCAGGGTGATGCTGAATTGATCGTGCAGTTCATCGCCTAAGTGACGCTTTGAAGATGCAAGCATGCGCTCGGCTTCAGCGAACCGTTCGGCTGCATGCGGCTCGTCGGGCTGGGGCAGGGATTTAATAGCCTCCTCAACCTTGTTGCGTGCATCCACTAGGTAATAACGCTTTACGGCTTTGTTTTTCAGCTCGGTGAATAGTGCGGATCCCAGCGTAGCTTTCGCCGTTTCAATGTCGGCACGCAGCGATTTGGCGCTATCCACGTCCTGAGCAGATTCGATGCGTTCGCGGAAATCATCGGCAAGAGAGCCGACATTTACCGACGATTCCTGTGCGCTTTGCGTGGTTGTGACGGTGTCACCTGAGATATCAGCCAGGCTAACGCGTTGCGGCGTTGGGTTGATCTCTTTTTCTGTGCGCTGTTCAATCTCATCAGGGGTGTACACACCAAGAACAACTGCAGGGCAATACAGGCGCGCCCAGTATTTGAGTGCCAGATAAGCGATCTGCTGTTTCGGGTTTGATACCCAAAGTGGAGAATTACGTGTGATTACGCTGGAGAGGAAAACAGGCTCTCCCCAGGTGATATCACTTTCACCGCGAATAACGGCACCTACCCGTACCGACAGTCCTTGTTCATCAGCACTTTCCCAACCGCGTACCATTTCTTTCTTGTCGTACGTCCCGCCACCTTTCGCAGGCTTTTTAACGGTTATCTCGCGGCTGCTGGCACATTTCGACCAGTCGCCCTCGTACTCATAGTGAAAGCGGCCAACGATGGCGTTTGAGCTGGAGATCACCGCATTAACCAGTTGCGCTTCGTATCCCAGGACACCGTTAACCAGGTGCGTCTTTTGCGCCACGGCGTAAGGGTTCATACCCCACTGCATCGCCTGCATGATGATGGCCATGCAGTCTGCCGGATTGCCGCGGAGGTGCTCAGGCACCGTTACGGCTGCCTGTGCCATCAACCCGGCGACAGACTGAAGCTGGGTTAAAGCCTGCACGTTGAAAATGGCATTGCTGGCTGAGATCGTGTTTGGAGTCTGCTGTTCAGCGGTTACGATATTCGTGTTTTCCATCATCATTCCCCTTATGCCTGAGTACGCAGCGCTTCAAGGCGGCGCAGGTCGAAGTCGTTCAGTTCGTCGGTGTAGTCAGCAGTGATTGGCGCTGGCCATTCACCTGTGTCGAATCCGGTTGCGATATTGCGCATCGCTTTGCGGTACTCGAGCATACCCAGCTCCAGTAGTTCAGCGGATGCCTCGATGATGGCGATCCAGTGGTAGTTCTCGTCTTTGTTGACGAAAATCCAGAAGAACTGATCCAGCGCTGCGGTTTCGCAGTACATAGCCGCGCTCAGGTGATAATCACGTTCAATAATTTCCCGGTGTAGCCTGGCGCGCAGGCTTTCCTGCTTAACATTCCACATGCTGATGGTTTTCAGGTCAGCACCGATACGCACGCCGTCTAGGTCGATCTCAAGGTCAGGGCGCACACGAACTTCCAGTCCCGTCTCCTCGTCAAAGCCAAAGTAGCTCACCTCAACGGCGCGGCTCGGGTGGGTTAGCAGCATGCCTGCGGTCGGGTGTGCCAGCAGGGCCGACTGGATGGCCTGGGCGGTCACCAGCTGCTGGCGCGTCACCAGAATCTTGTCGCCCGGATTTTCTCGCCAGGCGTCCAGCAGCTCGTCGGCGAATACGGCATCGGGTTTAACCGACTTAATCGCTTGGATCATTTCCGCTTTGCTGCCGGACACCTTAAGCGGTGCCGGCTTCTGGGCTTCCTGCTCCACCAGGTCAGGGTTGATGATTGCCAGCTGTTCAAGCAGCGCATCGCGGCTGCCGCTGGTTTTAACCGGCGCGGGCAGGGTGGCGTTGTACTCTTTGATGCAGGCTTTCATAGCTGCTGCGGTCTGCTTCTGGTCTGGCTCGATGCGCTGGTACTCTGCCGGCAAAGCCATATAGCTCTGGGCCGTTTCCTCCAGGCTGGCGCCCAGCGGCAGCTGCGCGGGCAGGGTGGCGTTGTGCTCTTCAAGCAGCGCTTTGATATCGTCAGTGCTCAGCAGTGCCGGCAGGGTGGCGTTGTGCGAATCGATGAACTCGCGCAGGGTGGCGGTGGTAGTAAAAGCATCTTCCGGGATCTCCGGCTCCACGCTGAACTCTGCCTCAAGGTTTTCAGGCTGCAGCGCCAGGGCGTGAACCAGATTACCCATGTCCAGCACCTTGGAAGGGGCCCGCGGGATAGTTTTGGCGACGTGGCGCGCGTTGAAGTACATCAGGCTGACCCTGGCATCCTTCACCTGGGTGGAACTGATCCCGTTCGCCGCGTGATAAACGTCATTCGGCACGCCTTCATAGCGGCCCGGTTCGAAGTACGCCGGGTATTCCGGGACCGGTTGTGAAGGTTGCTCTTCCGGCGCGCTCGCTTTCTCCTCTGATGCTTCGGTGGTCAATTCCTGCGTAGTGGCGTTCGCCAGCTCCGGCGCCGCGGCGGAGAGCACCTCAGCCGGGTTCAGGGTATCTGTTTGCGGATCAGTTGCATCAGCGCTTTCGCCTGGTGGTACCGTATCAACAGTTTTGTCTTTCTCTGGCTGAGTCGCTTCCATCTGCACATCGCTGGTGGTCTCCACTACGGTTTCCGGTTTTTCTGCTTCATTTGAGGGAATATTGATGACCGGGTTAGTATTTCCACTCAACAGGCCATTGATGGAGAACATGCCACCGCCGAGGTTCGCGACCTGCGGCTGAGCTGTTGGTTCCTCAACCTCTACTTGCGTCTGAACCGCGGACGCGCGCAGGGGCATCAGTTCAGTTGCGGCGTTAAACTCAGCGGTCATGGTCTGGTTAACGAACTCCAGATGGGCCGCCGGCGTACGATGAATGTTTTCCGGTGCGATCCGTACCAGGTTGAAAATGGCCGCACGGTTTACCGACAGAACGCCAGGCTGGTTACGCAGAAGGGCGCTCCATGATTTCCAGGGCTCTTCTTTTTTCGCCACGATTTCTTTGGCGCGACGGTGAATGCTGCCCGGGATCTCAAGGTGGTTGAAATCCATCGGCAGCAGGGCACAGGCGATCTCCAGATCCAGTGTGTCCAGCGTGTGATGCGCACCTTCGCCGCGGTCGGTGACATATCCACCATCGGCATTGGTACCTGCGTCAGTGCGCTGAACACTACTGATGTGATTACCGGCAGCCCATTCACGCGCCAGGATGCCACGGTCAATGTAATCAGTCGCCGCCCACATTCTGGTGAAACGGAGTACCAGCGCGAGTTCGTGACGCTTGTCCTGGCTGAACACTTTGCGAATGGCATCGGTGTAGCGCCACAGGTCTTTGGTGTCGTAACCCTTCACTTCCGGGCAGTTCTCAGCAGCTAACAGCAAGTTCTGGACGTAACTGTTATCAGTGTCCATCTCCAGCGCGCCGATAGCTTCGTACTCTTCGCGGGTTACGTGGTGGCGCAGTTCGTCGGCGGTGAACTGGGAAAGCAGTTGCTTACGAAACGGCATCTGCACTACCGGGTAGAGGGTTGAGTCGTCGTCGTGTTCGTCCAGCGTGATGCCAGCGGTTTCTGGCAGCGTTGACTCAGTAGTTATGTGACTATCAACGGTCTGAGCCGTTTTCTCGTCAGAGTTTTCAGCTGTGACTTTTGGCAGCCAGGTGCGGTCATCGTTCTGCAGTTCGTAGCGTTTGCACCAGGTGTAATCCACTGCGCCTTCTTCCGGCAGGTCGTCATATACCGGGAAATCGGTGCGGATTGGTTTGGCATAATCTTTACCGCGGCCAGTTTCTTCAATTCCGGCTTCTTCCAGTGCCACATCGAGTTGGAGATTGGCGCGCGCTACACTTTTCGCAGTGAACCAAATCACTGCATCTTTCTTGCCAGACTTCTGACTGGCTTTTATCAGATGGAAAAATTCCATGTGAGATCCTCTTTTTTGAGTGTTAGAATCCCCGGGCCAGAGATAGCGCCCATTGGATGTTTTTTGGTTTGGTATAAATTCCGGTGTAACTTTGGTCGGTGGCACCGGACGTGAATCCCGCCTTGCGCGGGGTTTTCGTTATGCTTCGTGGGCCATCTGGTCGAACGAAGCGCAACGTACTGAACAGTAATCACGTTGCTCGCGTTTCAACTGCGTGCCGTGGATAAAGAGCAGTTCGTTTTTAACTTCCTTCCCTTGCTTGATCGGCTTGCGGCAGTACGCGCATTTTTTCTCCTGCATAACTCACTCCGTTAATGGCTAAGGCCATGTCCTAAACCGTTTAGATAAACCTCAACCAGCAAATCTTTGGTGTAGGTACGTTCGATGCCACGGTGAAGATACAGGCGACCGCGTGCGTTAGCAGATGCGGTCCAGGTTGAGTCTTTGTGTTTTACAAGCATCCCCGGCTGAACTGCGCCGCGGTTTACTGTCTGTGTACCGTAGTGCTGATGAACCATGATGTTCTCCACTATTGCTGAGTGAACTTCGCTGGTGGTGCCGTGACGCTGATCTTCACAGTTGAGCGTTTTAACTCTGCAATTCACCACCGCGAAGCTCACTTCTGTGTTTGCCCTTGTCGCCAGGCTGGCGGAACGTTTCAAACCTACTGCGCGTTAATATCACCACCTCATTCCGGTTTTCGTATGCCCCGGACGGCTACTTCGTGGGCTCCATGCCTGGGTGGTTCGTGGTGCGTCTTGGTGAGTTAGATTAAATCACTGGTTTATATACATGTCAACTTAAGGTTAGTGTTAATTGTAAATCTGAGGTTTATGTGGCTGGGTTTTGTGACACGTCTGCAGAATCGCAGGCAAAAAAAATCCCGACGCGTGGTCGGGATGAGAAGGTTCGGGGAAGGCGACAGAGTTAGTAGCTGAGAGCCTTATAACTCAGGCGTATTGACCAAATCTGACTAAAAGAAGTGCATAAAAGCTTTGTACAGCCCTGTACCAATGGCGATAATCGCAGGGACACCTAAGAGAATCGCCAATTTAGCATCAGAGATTTTCTTGTCCACTGTGTCTGATGAGGGCTTTTTGTCTACAGACTCTTTGATACTAGACAGCCTCTCCAAAACTACAGCCATATTTTTGTCCAGTGAATTCACTGTCGTATCAACTTTTGAAACTGTGTTTTTTATCTCGGCAACATCTTTCTTGATGTGGGCAACTTCAACCTCAAGAATAGCCAATCTCTTTTCCATGTCGTCACCTCCATCTTCAGTTGACGTATGAATGATTTCAGTATCATCCATAGCAACTGATGTGACAATCCGTTTTTGTTTATCCGAAGCGGCAAAACTACAAGCACCCATAAGGAAGGTTGCTTGGCTCGAAGCTACTGATGAAAACTCTAAGCCTACTGTAGCTCCGCTATGGTCTGAATATGCAATCAATAACTTCCCTTCACCAAGAGATGATTGAGCCGCATCCATCAATTATTATTCCTCAAACATACTTTTTAAGGATTGATAAAAATCATAAGCCTTTTGTTTGCTTAAAGTCACAGACACAACTTTGGTTCGCTGCATGCCCTTGACGACTATATCCGCATTATCCGTACCGATGATCGGGCTGCTATTCAGGAACACAAAATTGTAAACTTCGTAACCGGCATTTTGTGTGCCGATTGTTACGACACCGTCAGCATTGGTCTCGATGAAATTTTTCGCTTCGATTACATCATTAAGATGCATAAGTTCGACGGTTGTTTCTTTAGACACCGAATCCTCCAGAAGATATTAAATCTTGAAATATTTTTATTACATGGAATTAGATACTACTGGTTTAGGTTTGCTCACCTTGCGATCGAATCCGACCCTTCATGTACTTCTCGTACAGCTCATCTAACTCTTTCAGGCGAAGCGCAAAAATGCGGAGCATGTTCTGCTGCTCTTCTTCCGGTAACTGGCGGTAGAGCTCGAGCAAACGCTGTTCGTCCGGTTTGAGACCGTCTTTCTCCCCAACGTCTTCACCGAGTAGCCAGGCGACAGAAATACCAACAGCGTCGGCTATGGCCAGTGCCGATTTCTTACTAATCACGCCTTTTTTGAACCAGCCGTTTACGGCCTGAGGGGTGACTCCAGCTATTCTTGCCATGTCTGCTTTGGTAACGCCGCGATCAGTGATCTCAGTAAGGCGCTCCACCAGAACGAGGTTGGGTTCTTCTTTTCTCATATGGTCATTGTAAATATTTGGTTTATGCACGCAATAAATCCAAAGTTTGCATGAAGTATAAATCTGTGGTTTACTTCTGCTATCAATAAGCAGGAGAAGCACATGTCCGCACTCGATAAAGCAATTAAAGCCGCTGGCTCTGCCAGAAAGCTCAGCATCGCGCTTGGTGTGACGAGTATGTCTGTAAGTCATTGGAAGAATCGTGACCAAGGGATCGTCCCGCCAAGCTATATCTTCCCGATTTTCAAAATGACAGGCGTAACCCCCCACGAGCTGCGCCCTGATCTCTATCCAAATCCCACTGACGGATTACCAAAGTAGGAGCACTGACAATGCAAACACTTTCTTTTCAACAGAATAACAGAGCGCCATCAGAGCACCTGAAATTCCAGTATCAACACAGTGAGGCTGAAGGCCAGCCGGTCGATCACCGGGCTATCTGTTCTGCCGTCCGCGCCTGGGCGGCGGCAGAGGGCCGCGTGGCGGTCGCTCTGGCGATTAAAGAGGCTGCCGAACAGGCCGAGCTTGACAGCATTGACATGACCGGCAGCGCCGATGTGTGGAACGTGAAGCTGTTTCGCTGGCTGGACAACCACGAGAAATCACCGGCCTACCGGGCGAACGTCGAGCAGCTGGCGCCGGTAATAATTTCGGTTCTGCCGCTGGCGTACCGGGATCGCGTGATTAAGCACGACTGCTTTGCGGTTCGTGTCGCCAGGTCGGTGAAAGAAGACGCTGAGGCGATACAGGCTGTCGTCCTCAAAGCCCCCAGACACGAACGGATGAAGGAAATCAGCGAGAGCATCGTAGCCAAGCTCTACCTGGACGGACCTGATTCTGTGGCGCCCATTATGGCGATGGTTACAACGATGCTGGGTGGTGCGCTATGACGGGCTCAGAAATGGCGAAAGCCGCGGTGCTCGAACACCAACGGCTTTCAGGTGCAAAAACTGTGCGTAATTGCGGAGAACAGTATGTCAAATACCGCTGAAATATTCAAATTCCCCACACAGCAGGGGAAACAGGAGAGCAGCATGGCTGAACTGGAGAAAGGCTATTTGCGCCTGGCCAACCAGATTCAGGATGCCCTGTGTATCGTCGAACTATCCGGGCGCGAGTTCCGGGTGCTGAATGCTATCGTTCGTCTGACCTATGGCTGGTCTAAGAGTTCTGACCGCATCGCCAATAGCCTCATTGCAGATAAAACGACGCTGAAGGTGAAACACGTCTCTGAAGCCGTGTTGAGCCTTGCCTATCGGAACATCATCATCCTGCGCCGCATTGGGCAAACCAGATACATAGGGATTAATACCAGCCTGGATAAATGGGCGTATACCAAGCCAAATTGCATGAAGTGTCCAGCGGTGTTTCCTGCTGCTGAAGTTGTCACATGGGTTATTACCATCCCTGAATTCAGGGATAGCAATTTTACCCCTTCAATCATCCCTGAAAACGGGGATAACCATCCCCAAAAACAGGGAGAGGTATCCCTGAAAACAGGGAACACCAAAGACATTCTTCCAAATACAAATATAAATACAGATCTAACCCCCTCTAATCCCCCAAAGGGGAAGGGTAAGTTTGACCCGCTGACGATTCCCGTTCCTGAGTGGCTTGATTCTGTGTCCTGGAGTGAGTGGGTGGCCTACCGCCAACAGTCTGGCAAAGCCATCAAGACCGAAATGACGGTCACCAAAGCATTCAAGTTGCTCAAGGCTTGCCTGGACGCTGGGCATGACCCCGTTGATGTGATCAACACCAGTATCGCCAACGGGTACCAGGGACTGTTTAAACCGAAGTTCGCTCTCAACGCTCGCAAAACGGGCAGGGATGTGAACCGCATTTCTGAGCCAGACAAAACAATCCCACCCGGATTCAGGGGGTAAGCATGCCAAGACCAAATACACCAGAAGAGCAGGCGGCACTTATCCGGGTGATCATCGAAGAGGTGAAAATCCGTGGACGCTTAACCGTTAGCGAGGCATCACAGATGTTGTCGCTGCATCGTCAGACTGCTGAGAAGTATTTCCGCGTAGCAGCCGAACGCGGCGAACTCATTCGTTACGGTCGTCTAGGTTTGTTCAGGGACCCAAAGGCTGTAATTGATTTCGATCTCCAACGATTCTCATACGGTTCGAGTAAGCCTCTGATTGAGTTACCAGCAGATTTTCGGGGAAGTGCGGTTATGCGTCGGGTTATAGATATCGTGGGGAGGATGCCAGCATGACAACCGAAAAACTGGCGTTGAATTATGACCCAGCCGATCCCGACAAGATGCGATTACCGGCTGGCATAACATGTGGTAATTGCCACCATATCCATCGTTGTAAAGCAATTTTTGGACACACGGAGTCGAACACATATTGCGATTGGTCACCGTCGCGATTTACTGCTGGCATTGGCGTGAAGGGGGATTGAGATGATTGCTGCAAACTACATAGTCAATCTCTACTGCGACTGCGATGAGTGCACCGGTAAGCAATGGGGAAGCCCAGATTTTGCCGAGTACATTGGAAATTCATGGTCTGGCTGCGCTAAAGAGGCGCGGCCACATGGCTGGCGTATCAGCAAGGATAGAACGCGAGCGTTCGCGCCAGGTCACAAGATTTCGAGGACTAACCCATGACAACTATTACCAAAAAGCAACGCGCAGAGCTACGCATGAAGTTTGGCGGTCGCTGTGCTTATTGTGGATGCGAACTACCAGAGAAAGGCTGGCATGCTGACCATGTAAAACCGGTCATTCGTTTTGATGGAAATATGCTTCACCAGGAACGTGACGATATATCAAACATGGTTCCAGCATGCCACCCATGCAATCTGCACAAGCATTGCAGTAGCCTGGAAGATTACCGGCGAATTATCGGTGATGGTCGTCGTGAATTCCTTGTGTCCGGGAAAGGCAAAGCGCTGGTTCGTATGGGATTGGTTGAAATGAAATCTGACCCAGTGGTGTTCTGGTTCGAAAAATATCAAGAAGGAGCGTCAGCATGACAACTAACAACCACCCGGCGCACGGTCCTGTATCACTCGATCGCCTGCACCAGATACGTGAAATACTCAGCAAAGCAGCAGCACAAAGCGACGGCGGTAATGTCGGCTATGCGATGGCTGATGCTGTGAAGGTGATCAATGGAGTTCTGGAGTCGATGGCCCGTGAGCAAGTACGCCGTGAGCATGCTACATGGTCACAGGCTACTTTCGGCGATGTCGGTCCAGTTGGTCCTCTGAAGCACCTTTCTAAAGAAGCGCTCGAGGCTGCTGCTGAACCTGGCGACCTTAGCGAATGGGCTGACATGCAATTCCTGTTATGGGATACGCAGCGTCGTGCCGGTATCAGTGATGAACAGATTACCCAAGCGATGGTAGAGAAGTTGGCGATTAACAAACAGCGCAAATGGCCTGAGCCGAAAGACGGTGAGCCATGTGTACATGACAGAATGAATCATGAGCGTATTGATTTTAGCTGACTCACCGTAGCAACAATGAATAATGTTTCGAGTGTATTTGATTATGCATTGTGAGATGGACATTACTGAGAGTGTAAATCTTAGTTTATGATAATGGACAGCAATGAAATTATACCCGGAGAGCGATAATGGATACTAAGAATGAAGTTGTGCAACATTCATCACCCCAGCAGGCAGTGAGAGTATTTGCCGAGGCCCTTGAACAAGCCGTTAGGGAGAACACTATAGAAGATTCGAACTCTCGGTCGCCTGGAAAAACTGTGCTTGATTCAAATTCAGAAATAAAATCTTCAACAATTGTCGGTGCTGGTGGATTGATCGGAACTGCTGGCGTTGCAGCCACTACAGCTTCGGCCGTTACTGGTGGGTCAGCTGCTACTATAATGTCTGCAACAGCTGGAACAGTTGGAGCCAGTGTTGCATCTTTAGCAGGCGCAGCAGGAACGGCAGGGGCTGCGTCGATCTCATCCGGAATGGCAGCCGTTGGTTCGGTTGTTGGAGGAGGAATGGCCGCCGGGGCAATAATCACAGCGGTGGCACCTGTCGCAGCAGTCGCAAGTGTTGCTTACTTGGCTTTTAAGCTTTTTGAAGATTAACTAACCTTTCATAAAGGCTGTTTAAGCAGGCTAATTTTCATATCTTAGTAAAGTTTCTGCTGGTTCATAATTAGCAGATACAAAACAGAATCCCGCGATTTCACGGCGGAGCCAGCGATGTTTGCTGAAGCACTGGTGCGTGCAAATTTGCCAGAGCTTTGTCAGCAGAAACAAATAGCGGCTTAATAAAACATTGCTAATTCAACCCGCTACGGCGGGTTTTCTTTTTTTACTACTGACAGAAAATTAACAATTTGTGCTCTTAAAACGTTGATCATTTCCGTGCATAGGTATACTGTATAAAAACACAGTACATGCAATGGAGGCCATTATGAAAGTTGAATTAACCATTGATCGCATGAAAGAACTTCCTAAAGGCGCGGTACCAGCACTGGAGAAAGAATTGCTTAAGTGCCTGAATGATCACTATGACAATTGCAGGCTCACAATCCGCCGTGCCGGGTCCGATGGGTTAAGTGTTTTCGGTGGAGACAAGGACGATAAAAAGAAAATCGAATCCATCCTCCAGGAAACCTGGGAAAGCGCTGACGACTGGTTTTATTAGAATTGCGCTTAAGGCTGGCGCGCATTTATCAGAATACCGCAATTTGCGTAACCCTCTGATGCTGCTGCCGACAATCTTTAATCGCGTCTGTTAGTCGCTCGAAGGGAGAACATAAATGTGAGTGATTCAGCTTTGCAAACGTCAGATGACAACTGGTATGACATTGTAAGAAGGTCTGACGGCTGCGTGGTGTTTAGCTTTCCTTCATCGGGCAGGCATCTAATTTATCGCGTCAATGGCATGGTTTCTATGCGGCCTTTGCTGGATGATGAAGAGGTCTTTACTCCTAATGGTTTTATGCAGTTTATTCACCGTCTCGGCTACCGGGTAACCCCACCTTCTGATAATATGAAATCAACGGTCTGAACAACCGTAACCTACTGCGCCACGGAGAGAAACCATGGCGCACGAACTACAACTCATCAAGCAGTCATCAGGAATCCTGATCCCCGCGACGCCGGAGACCAGCGATATTCTGCAATCAAAAATCAAACTCGGCGCCGTGCTGGTAGCCGAATTTCGCCAGGTGAGGAATCCCGCATTCCATCGCCGTTTTTTTGCGCTCCTGAATCTCGGGTTTGAATACTGGGAACCTACTGGAGGGGCGATATCCAGCAATGAGCGTAAGCTCGTAAATGGTTATGCTAAATTCCTCGCGGCATTTGGTGGAAACGAAGGCGCACTGCTGGATGCTGCCGAGCAATATCTGGACCGCATCGCCGATAAGCGCGCCGGTAGCATCAGCATCTGCAAATCCTATGATGCTTATCGCGCCTGGGTGATCGTCGAGTCTGGTCACTATGACGCTATTCAGCTTCCTGACGGAACACTTCGCAAACATCCCCGCAGTATTGCCTTCGCTAACATGGACGAAACCGAGTTCCAGCAGCTGTACAAAGCCGCGCTCGATGTTCTGTGGCGATGGATACTCTCCCGATCATTTCGCAGTTGTGAAGAGGCAGAAAACGCCGCCGCCCAGCTGATGAGCTTTGCGGGGTGATGGCGATGAAATTTTCCTGGTTCCACCATCACGAATGCACCACCGAACAGGCCGACGAGCTGGTGGAGAAATACCGGGCGCGCGGTGTAAAGACAGAGCGCAGCCTGAATCGCGACAACATCACCTGGACCGTCAGCGCGCAATTGCCGGAAGGCGACAACGCGCCTCGCCCGAGCCGGGTATGGCAAAGCAAGGCGTGGGGGTGAGCATGGCAAATTTACGCAAAGAGGCTCGTGGTCGTGATTGTCAGGTTCGAATTCCCGGCGTCTGCAACGGTAACCCGGAAACGTCTGTACTGGCGCACATTCGCCTGGCCGGGTTATGTGGCACCGGAATCAAACCGCCTGATCTGATTGCCACCATTGCATGCTCTGCCTGTCACGACGAGATCGACCGCCGTACACATTTTGTCGATGCTGAGTATGCTAAAGAATGCGCGCTGGAAGGTATGGCGAGAACGCAGGTTATCTGGCTGAAAGAGGGGGTAATCAAGGCGTGAATACTTACAACATCACATTGCCCTGGCCGCCGAGCAATAACCGCTACTACCGCCATAATCGCGGGCGCACGCACATCAGCGCAGAAGGGCAGGCATACCGCGATAACGTCGCCCGAATCATTAAAAACGCAATGCTGGATATCGGTCTGGCTATGCCTGTGAAAATCCGCATTGAGTGCCACATGCCGGATCGCCGTCGCCGTGACCTGGATAATCTGCAAAAGGCCGCTTTTGACGCACTCACCAAAGCAGGTTTCTGGCTGGACGATGCTCAGGTCGTTGATTATCGCGTTGTGAAGATGCCCGTTACCAAAGGTGGAAAGCTGGAACTGACAATCACCGGGCTGGAGGCCGTATGACATTTGAATCCTGTTTTTCCGATCACCTCCGCGTTCGCTGGCAGCGGCTTCGCTTATACCACTTTCCCGGCTCTGTGCTAACGGATTACCGAATACTGAAGAACTACATCAAAACCATAGGCGGTGCAGTATGAATACTCAATTTCTCGAATACGTGCGCCAGCAGTTGATGGTGGCGACCGCAGACCTCAGCGGGGCGACGAAAGGGCAGCTGGTAGCTTTCGCCGAGAACGCGCAATTCACCGCGACGGCGCGGAGTCGGGGCCGGAAAAAGGTATTCGACAAGGATAAGCAGCGCATGGTCAATCCTGACGGCCAGCCGATGAGCGGCAACCAGTCCCGCGCTAAGGGCTCGTCTATCGCGCTGGTGGGCCCGGTAGAGTACGGGACCGCATCGTGGCGCCGCGCTGTTCTGTCGCTTGAAGACCATCAGAAAGCGTGGCTGCTATGGAACTATAGCGAGAACGTGCGCTGGTGCTATCAGGTGGAAATCACTCAATGGGCGTGGGCAGAGTTCCGGGAGCAGCTCGGCGCGAAGAAGGTGGCCGGCAAAACGATGGAGCGCCTGAAGAAGCTTGTCTGGCTCGCGGCTCAGGACGTGAAAGCAGAGCTGGCAGGGCGTGAGACGTACGAATATCAGGCGCTGGCGTCGCTGGTTGGCGTAACGCCAAAAAACTGGTCAGAGACCTTTACTGACCGCTGGGTTGAGATGCGCAGCATCTTCCTGCGACTGGATAGCGGGGCTTTATTGCAGGTTACGCGATCACGTTCACAACAAAAGGCGACAAATTTAGACTCAAGTCTTGCAAAACTGGATTGAAACGCATATATTTCATGTAAATCTGATATCGTCGCCATAGCTTCGTAGGTCGACAAAGAATTAAGAGCCTCGCCATCGTGCGGGGCTTTTTTATTTGCGGTACGCAGCACACAGAACCCACTACCTGGGACCCTTCGGCCAGAGAGCCGACATTGCCTTACCCTCACATTGCCAGCCTGTCGCTGGCTTTTTTATTTGCGATGTCCGGTCGTTGTTTCCTGGCATCCTTCCACTCTACACAAACAGCACCCCGTTCTTTCGGAGGTGATATGGCAAAGCGTATGAATGACGACCATAAAATTGTAGGCCTGTCCTGGTTAGTCCTGCTCGGCATTGCATGCTGGGGCGGTTTAGTTCGCTACCTGATCGACGTAAAGCAGAATAAAGCGACATGGAGCTGGATAAACGCGCTGGCACAGATCGCTGTCTCCGGCTTTACCGGTTTGATTGGCGGGTTGATAAGCGTGGAGAGTGGGTTGAGTTTTCACATGATCCTTGTCACGTCCGGCATTAGCGGGGCGATGGGTTCAGTGGCTCTGACCTATTTCTGGGAACGCTTGACGGGGATGAAGAATGCAAACCAGTGATAAAGGCATTGCCCTGATCAAAGAGTTCGAAGGTTGCAAGCTCACTGCCTATCAGGACAGCGTCGGCGTTTGGACGATCGGTTATGGCTGGACTCAGCCCGTCGACGGGAAACCAATCCGTGCCGGGATGACAATTAAGCAGGAAACGGCAGAACGCCTGCTGAAGACAGGAATGGTCAGTTACGAAAGTGACGTGTCACGACTGGTTAAAGTTGGCCTGACTCAGGGGCAATTCGATGCCCTGGTGTCGTTCACGTATAACCTCGGTGCGCGGTCATTGTCGACATCGACTCTCCTGCGAAAACTCAACGCCGGAGATTACGCTGGTGCAGCCGATGAGTTCCTGCGCTGGAATAAAGCTGGTGGGAAGGTGCTGAATGGGCTGACACGTCGGCGGGAGGCAGAGCGAGCTCTGTTCCTGTCATGATTAGCGCACTGGTTAAGCGTTACTGGCTGCAGTTGCTGGTGCTGGCGTTAATCGGCGTGCTGGCGTTCTTCGTGAACCACTACCGCGACAACGCCATCGCCTACAAAGACCAACGCGATAAGGCGACGGTCCGGGCAGACACATCAGAGGCGATCACCAGCAACGTGATCACCACGATGAACCTCATCCGTGACATCTCACAGGCTACCCAGAATGCAAAGAACGAACTGGCTAAAAAGGGCGAGACGCGCATTGTCTACATCAGGCAATGGCTTGAAGGCGATCCGTGCGCTAAGCAGCTTGTTCCTACTGCCGCTACTGACAGCCTGCGGGAATTCGCAGACAGTTTACGTTCCGGCCCCAGTGGTGCCGATAAGCGCTGACCTGACCGCAGACACACCGATCCCCGGAATGGTGGTTCCGTTCACATGGCAGGCAAGTCTCGAGTTAAACGCTCAGCTCTACACGGCGCTGGGGCAGTGCAATCTGGATAAGGCAGCAATCAGGAAAATCGAATCATCAAGAGCCTCGCAATAGCGGGGCTTTTTTACGCCTGCAGTAAACCCGCGCATTCTCGTGCGCATATCAACCAAGAGCCTTTCGGGGTAGAGCTTGAGATAGGGCAGTGGTAACGCTGACCGCTCTTGGGCTGCCCATATCTACGAGAACAGGCTCAACCACCAAAAGGTATCAGCGAAATGAAATCATTAACCCTCTTCAATCAACCAATCCGTGTCGGGGAAGACGGCATGATCTGCCTCACCGATATGTGGAAAGCCAGTGGCAAAAGTGATGCTGAGTCGCCTTACCACTATCTGCGAAACAAGCAGACAAAAGAGTTCCTGGCCGAGCTGGAGAAAAACCACGAATCTGTGGTTTTCACTGAGCGCGGTGTACACGGTGGAACATATGGCGGGAAGTTTGTTGCTTACGATTATGCGGCTTGGTTAAACCCCGGGTTCAAGTACGCGGCCTATAAAGTCCTCGATGACTACTTCACTGGAGAACTTCAGCATCGCAACAGCTTAAGTGCGCAGCTCAACATGAAGTGCCATGAGTTTGACCAGAAAAAGGACATGGCGAGCTTCTGCGGACAAGGACTCGCAGCATGGCGTTATACGAAGCCTGTATTGGTCGCTGAGATTAACACCCTTGCTAACCAGCTGCAGATTACGATCCCAGGGCTTCAAGGATGAATAATCGCGTCATCGAATGCGCCTCCAGAGCGGGGCGAGACTTCTCTGAGTTCATGAAAGGCGAGAAGGGCATGATGGAAGTGCTGGCCTCGGTTGATCAGTTTGGCGAGCAACTCCGTCTCAACGGCTGCGTCAATCATCACTTTGTCAGTTACATGATGAGGAACTCGATCATGCAGGCATTTATGGACATGGCAAACGCTGAGAAGAAAGAAGAGCGTCGCCGTAAACGAGCGGAAGCAAAATCAAGGTAGCCATTACAAAGCTCATCGCCGGGTGGGCTTGATAATGGAAAAAATTAAAGCTTATATTGTGGTTGACATAATCCATTGTTTTGCAATGGTTATTTTGTTGTTGGTATAATTAACTCGTTCCACAGATAGGGGGTTAATATGCTGACAATAATTCTGTTTGACGATGGGAAGCCTGGCTTGATTTGGCCTATCGAAGAAATTGGCAAAGTGGTAAAAGTCCCTGACTACCAGTTTAAGGCTCGAGAAATGCTCGGTGGTGTGGCGGTCATGCCTGATGTGGAGTATCAGGTCTATGAGTTCCAGATGGATGACGAGATTTATCTTATTGGAGTAAATGGGGGCAGGCCAAGCGACGATGTAATTAAGTCTCACATCAAGCATGGCGACCCCAAGCCGGAACCATACAAAACACTGTAACCGCCTCCGGGCGGTTTTTTATTGTCAACTTTATGAGCAAACTGATCTTAATTACTGTAACTAGGTGGTCAATGATATGGCAACGCTTAAGGACCTTTCCAGTCAGTTAAGACAGCTGCAGAAGCAAATACCGTTTGCGACTGCCCAGGCTATGACTAAAGTGGTTCGCCAGATAGAAGCGGCCCAAAAAACAGCATTTGAGCGGAATCTGGATAATCCAACACCTTTTACAGTTAAATCGGTTGGGTCAGTTGGTGCCAGGAAAAACAGCCTTCGTGCGAAGGTGTTTGTTCGTGATACTGCTGCTGGTTACCTTGAACCCTTCGAGTTCGGCGGAGAGCACAAGCTTAATGGTAGTGCTTTGCTTAACCCGAAAGACATAAAGCTTAATAAATACGGCAACCTGCCGCGTAATAAGCTCTCTCAGCTCAAAGCAAAGGAAAATGTATTCGTAGGTGAGGTGGATGGCGTTAACGCTGTCTGGCAGCGTAAGAAACCGATGAAAGCTAAGAAGCGACGGGCCAAGCGCTCCGCTAATGGGACGCGAAGACCGAAACGTAAACAGCGTTCTCCAAAGCTTTTGATCCGGTTTGGTGATGCGCTACCTGTGACTCCAGTGCTGGGGTATATGGATAGGGCCCGTACCATGGCGAACGCACTGCTACCGTCTGCTTTAAATCAGGCGATAGCAGAAGCCATCAGGACGGCAAAATAAAAGCAGTAACTTATAAGTTAATTTCGCAAGCTTTTATGAAGCTGTTTACTGCAGTTGTCGATCCAGAAACATTGGCTGACATGGAATGCTGGTTTCCGCCATCCTTTGTTTGCACACCAACTAACACTTTGGATTTCGCCCCCTGAAGCTGCTTAAGCACTGTTTTTAGTTGGTCCGCGTCATCCGATTGAATCTGGAGGCTCTGAACATTACGTCTTGAAAGGGTAGCATCGAGCTTCACTGCGGTATTCCCGTCGACCTTCATTATCAGGTCCATTGGTACCTCTGATAGTGATTCGGTGCTTTTATCCATTTCAACGTATGCCGCCGATAGCTTTTCTTTAGTGCAGTCAAACACAATGGCGCCATTGTCGGATGAAACCTCGCCAAGCATCATTGCTTTCTTACCACCAGAGAAAAGGTCATCTTCAGTATTAGTTACCCACTGGGCATGAGCAATTGGTGATGCCAGCACTGCGGCTACGAAAGTTATTTTGATTATATTGTTACCCATTACATTCTCCTTGTATTGAATAGGAATAATCATAGTCGGAGCGAATGGTCGAAGCCATTAAAAAAATGGGTCCTTCCTGAGACTTTTGTAAGGTACGGGCATTGCGCGCCGCGGTGTTTTCCTAGCTACAACTTTCAGATTTGTGTCCCATGTCCCACCTCTGGCGATCATTACGGACACCTCGCCAGCTCTGGCTATTCCAGTTTATTCCAGTGGGACATTCTGGTGGGACATGGCAAAAATGTCCCAGGCGAATGTCCCACCCCAGAAAATGTCCCAGGTGATGTCCCATGACCACGATGAACCAGAGTCAGTACGCACAACATTCAGGTGTGGATCGCAAAACAATTGGTCGGTGGATTAAAGCCGGGCGCTTCATTGTGATGGACGGAGACCTGATTGACGTAGAGGCCAGCGATGCGGCATTGAAGAAAAACCGCGATGGCAAAGACCCGCGCGCCTCGAACGCGAAGAAAAAGAAAACTCCCGTCGTTAGCGATAACGATGATGACGGTGATGAAATCAATAAAACTGTCCGCCAGATAATGCTCACTGAAGGGGCAGATCTTTCGAGAGAGGAAGCGGGACGTATCCGCGAGAATTACATGGCCCTGCAGGCAAAGCTGCAGTATGAAAAAGACAGCGGCCAGCTTATTGAGCTGACAGCAGCCGAGGAGGTTTTATTCAACGCCTTTCGCCAACAGCGTGATGCCTGGCTTAACTGGCCGTCCAGGGTGGCGCCGCTAATGGCTGCTGATCTGGATGTACCGGCGGACAGGATGACAGAGGTGCTGATTGAACATGTCCACAAACACATCTCAGTCCTCGGAGAGCCAGAGTTTAACCCGGCAGAAGATTGAGCGTCTTGAATTAAGCGTCCGCAAAGGCTGGACACCCCCGCCGCGTATCAGTGTGCCGCAGTGGGCAGATGACTATCGTAAGCTGGCAAAAGAGGCTGGGAGCACTTCGGGAAACTGGGAAACATCGACGGTAGAAATTGCCCGCGGACCGATGCTTGCCGCGACGGAGTCCGGGGTTCATATCATCACTGTAATGTGCTGTACCCAGTTGATGAAGACAGCACTGCTGGAAAACCTTTTTGGCTATTTTGCCCACCTCGATCCTTGTCCGATACTGCTGCTGCAGCCGAAAGAAGAAGCCGCTGAACAGTTTTCGAAAGAGCGTATTAGCCCGCTGGTAAGGGTGACGCCGGTACTGCGTAAAATCATCGGTGATTCGAAACAGAAAAGCTCGAAAGAAACCATTCTTTACAAGGCATTCACTGGCGGATTTCTGGCGCTGGCGGGTGCTGGTAGCCCTGATAACCTTGCGCGTCGTCCGATTCGTGTCCTGCTGGCGGATGAAGTGGACAAGTACCCGATAACCCGCGAAGGCGATCCAATTGCGCTGGCCGAAGAGCGTACAGCGACATTTGGCCTGACCTGGCTGTCTGTACGCGCCTGTTCGCCGACGGTGGAGGATGAGAGCCGCATTGCTGACAGCTACGCCGACTCCGATCAGCGCCGGGCATCTGTGGTTTGCCCGCACTGTGGCCACCGCCAGTTCCCCGACTTTTTCAAACACGTTCAGTGGCCGAAAGAGGGAGATAAACACCTGACTAAATCGGCGATGCTCTATTGCGAATGCTGTGGTAGTGGCTGGTCCGAAGGACAGCGCCTCAGAGCTCTGCACACTATTCGATGGCATCAGACGCGCCCATTTGAGTGCTGCGGGGAGCGGCACTCACCGCTGATGGATTATGACCTTGCCTGGCGGGCGGCAGACGAGGGCAGCGTTGAAAAGGTCTGGCAATGGTCAGAGTCGGAACGGCATGCGGTCTATCGCGCAATCTGCCCCTCCTGTGGAAAGGAGGCAGTCGATAACCACCACGCGGGGTACCAGGCATCCAAGCTTTTCAGCCCCTGGCAAAAAGATAAGCCGTCGGATATTGCGAAAAAATATATCGATGCGAAGGGCGATCCGGATAAGGAACAGGCGTGGTGGAATACCCAGATGGGGCTTCCGCACCGACCTAATCATGGGAAACAGCTCCCTGTTGATGTTCTGCTGGCGCGCCGGGAAATATTTCCGGCCGTCGTTCCGGACGGGGTGGCATTGTTAACAGCTGGAGTTGATACCCAGGACGATCGCTTCGAAATTACGATCACCGGCTGGGGGAGAGATGAAGAATCGTGGTCGGTCGCGCATGACGTTATTTATGGTGACCTTGAGACGGAAGAACCCTGGAAGCGACTGGATGCATACCTGAAACAGATCTGGCGACGTGGTGACGGGCGCGGCCTGAATATCATGGCAACGTGCATGGACTCCGGTGGCCACCATACGCAGAAGGTATACGAATTCGCCAAAGAGCGTCTTGGCCGTCGTGTCTGGGCAATTAAGGGGGAGTCTGCACAGGGAGGTAAACGCAATCCTGTCTGGCCGACCAAACGACCATCATCGAAAAGCAAAGCCAGTTTCCGCCCTGTCATTCTGGGGGTTAACTCAGCGAAAGACGTGATACGCGGTCGCCTGCATCTTGAGCCACCCAAACCTGGCGCCGCCGCTGCGGGTTATATGCATTTTCCTGACGATCGCGATCTCGGGTACTTCAATCAGCTGCTGGCGGAGCGACTGGTTTACAAAGTCATTTCCGGGCAGCGGTACAGTATCTGGGAAGCAATACCAGGACGAGCTAACGAAGCGCTTGACTGCCTCGTTTACAGCTATGCCGCGCTGTGCGGTCTCAAACATATGGGGTTAAAACTCAACGTCCGGGCCGCCAACCTCGAAGCCGATCCGGATAAGTTCCTGCCAGCGCCAGTTGGACAGGAAGAAAAAATCAATTACGAGCTGCCGGGTGCGGTTATTGAAGAACCAGCGCCGGTCAAACGTAAGCGAATATCGCAACTCCTGCCGAAATAAGGAAAATCATGTTCAACCGGAACACCAGCCTGCTTGCCGGCGCAATGACTGACGATCAGCTCAGGGATGCGCTTGCGAAAGCTCAGCAGGCGTACATTGATTTAGCAACCGGGAGCCACGGTGTTTCGTTTTCCTATACGCAGGGAGACGGGACGCGATCAGTGTCCTATCAGCAAAGCACCCTGGCTGATCTGCTGGCCCTGATTCAACTTCTGCAGGCGCAACTGGGGATTATCTCTCGTCCCCGGAAACCAGCGAGGTTTAGATTCTGATGAATAAAGTACAGATACTGGGCTCTGATGGGCAGCCGTTGCGACAGCAGCGTCCCTCTATGCTGGTGGGGGGGAGCCGCGTACCTTATGACGCAGCTGACTCTTTCAGCGATCAACTGGCGAACTGGCAACCCGCGCTGTGGTCCCCGGACAATGAAATTAACATTTACCGGGATCGCATCGTGTCCCGCGCACGCGATCTGGTCCGTAATGACGGCTGGGCAAACGGTGCGGTCACACGTCTGCTGGATAATGCGGTTGGTGCCAACTTCCGCCCCATCATGAAACCCGATTACCGTGTTCTCAGAATGATCACCGGAAACAAGGCGTTTGATGCGTCCTGGGCGGAAGAGTACGGAAAAGCACTGGACGGGCACTGGCGGACCTGGAGTAACGATCCTGGCCGGTATTGTGATGTTGAACGAAAACTCACCGTGTCGCAGATGTTACGCCTGGGATTTCGTCACAAGCTTATTGACGGGGATGCTCTGGCCATTCTCCAGTACAGAACTGACAGGCTTGGTCCCGGAAGAGGGCGTTACGCCACCACGGTACAGATTGTCGATCCTGACCGCCTCAGTAATCCTCAGCAGAATTTCGATATGCCAAATGTCCGTGGTGGCGTTGAAATTGATGCGGACGGTGCGCCGGTTGCTTACCACATCAGGGAGGCCCATATCGGTGACTGGTGGAGCGGGGCTAAAACCATGACGTGGCAGCGTATCCCGCGTGAAACTGACTGGGGCCGCCCGCATGTGGTTCACGATTTTGATCATGAGCGTGGCGCGCAGCACCGTGGTAACGGCATCCTGACTCCGGTTATTCAGCGTCTGAAAATGCTGGTGAAGTATGACCAGAGTGAGCTTGAGGCAGCAATTCTTAATGCCATATTTGCCGCTTACATTGAGTCACCCTATGACCCTGCGATGGTTCAGTCTGCCCTGGGCGAGACCTATGACGAGTCGGAGTTAGGCACTTATCAGGACGGGCGTGTTGAGTTCCATAACGATCGGCGTCTGACACTTCAGAATGGTGCCCGAATGCCCATTCTTTATCCTGGTGAGAAAATCACGACGGTTAACGCGGCGCGGCCCTACAGCAATTTTGAAGTCTTCGAATCTGCTGTTCTCCGTAATTTTTCTTCAGGAACAGGGTTGTCCCCACAGCAGGTCACCCAGGACTGGTCTGACGTTAACTACAGTTCTGCACGCTCCTCGTTGCTGGAGGCATGGAAAACACTGACTCGCCGCCGGGACGATTTTTCTACCGGCTTCGCTCAGCCCATTCTCACCGCCTTTGTTGAAGAAGTTCACGACAATGAGGATTTACCCCTGCCCGCAGGCGCACCTGATTTTGTTGACGCCAGAGCCGCGTATTCTCGCGCGCGCTGGATGGGGCCAGGGCGCGGCTGGGTGGATCCGGTTGCAGAGAAAAAAGGCGCCATTCTTGGTCTGGATGCCGGACTTTCCACCCTCGAGATTGAGGTGGGTGAAAACGTCGGTGAAGACTGGGAAGAAGTGCTTGATCAGCGCCAGAGAGAAATTGAGTCATGTCTTAAACGCGGATTACCGCTTCCGAGCTGGGCACAGGCTGACCAGTTTGCGAGCCAGACCATTACCGATCCGGAGGAAAAGTGAATCTACCCCATCTGGCCCAGCGATTATTTAACACCCCGCTGGCGCTGCACCCGAGTAAAGCCGAAGTCATCATGGCATCCGTAATGGACCGATTTGGTATCAGTAAAATCGAATCTTCTCTTGCCATGGAGGATGACTGGTACGGATATGACGATAACCGGGGACGTGAATCCCGTAGTGATCCGGGTTATGACAATGTGCTGGGTGTCGCCGTCATCCCGATATGCGGAACGCTGGTGCAAAAACTGGGCAGTCTGCGTCCGTACAGTGGAATGACAGGGTATGACGGCATTCGTCAGGCGTTTCTTACTGCGATGGAAGATCCCGACATTTCGGGCATTTGCCTGGATATCGACTCACCCGGCGGCGAGGTCGCTGGATGCTTCGATCTGGTTGATGTCATTTACGGCTCCCGGGGGAAAAAGCCTATCCATGCCATTCTGACGGAAAGCGCTTATTCCGCTGCGTATGCCATTGCCAGTGCAGCGGACCGGATTTCTGTTCCGCGCACCGGCGGAGTGGGTTCTGTGGGTGTGATCACCATGCACCTTGACTGGACGCAGCGGATTAAAGATGACGGTCTTAAAGTTACGATCATCACCTATGGATCCCGCAAGGCTGAAGGTTCGCCGCTGAGAGAGTTGTCAGATGAAGCTCTGGCCGCCATCCAGCAGGACATTAATACCATGGGCGAATTGTTTGTGAACACTGTTGCCAGAAACCGGGGGATTAGCGCAAAGGTTATAAAAAGTACCCAGGCCGCCTGTTTTATGGCTGCTGATGGCGTTGAAATTGGACTGGCTGATGAGGTGTGTCCTCCTGACGCTGCGTTCAAAAACTTACTTGAAAAAACAGGAGCCTGAAATGGCAAAGAAAAAGACGTTTAGTTTTGCTCACCTCATTGGTCTTGGCCCTTCCGCTTCTGAGGAAGAAGAGGATAAAAAAGCCAAAAAAGCGAAAGCCCGTCGCGCGGAAGAGGACGAGCGCGAAGATGATGCCGATGATGATGAGCGCGACGACGACGCGGAAGAAGACGAACGCGACGATGATGCTGAAGATGACGGCGATGATCCGGATGCGTCAGAAGATGATGATTCTGAAGACGACGGCGACGACGATCGCAAAGAGAGTAAGGCGGTAAAAAATGCACGCGCTGCTGAGCGTAAACGCTGCGCCCGTATTTTCGGCAGTAAGCATGCAGCTGCGAATCCTTCACTGGCCGCGTCACTGGCTTTCAATACCGGGATGAGTTCTGCGGCAGCAATTAATGTCCTAGCCTCTTCGGCTCCGGCCGCAGCCGCATCTCAGCCATCCCGTAAACGCTCTCTCGATCAGCGTATGCAGGAAAGCCACCAGGTCCGGCTTAATCCGGATAGCGGACAGAAAGAGACCGGAAAGTCTGCGCTGGTAAGTAAAATGACCGGCCTCTACAACTCCACAAGAGGAGAGAAATAATGGATCAGTTTGGTCAGAATGCGTTTGCGCCTGGCATGAAGAGCGCGCTGTTTGTTCCGGATCAGCTTGTCGCTGGCACGCTCCAGCTGGTGACTGACACCGGGATCATTACGGGCGGTGCCTTTAAGCGTGGTACTGTCCTGGGCCTGGTGGCTGCCAGCGGGAAATACACGCAATGTGTGAAAACGGCTGAAGATGGCAGTCAGTTACCCGTTGCTATTCTGGTTGATGATGTTGATGCATCGTCTTCCGATCAGAACGGCGGCCTGTATCTGATGGGGGAATTCAACCAGCACCGAATTATTTTTGATAACTCCTGGACGACCGCTGACCTGAAAAAAGCGCTCCGACCGCTGGCTATCTTCCTGAAAGACAGTGACCAGGCACCTGTAACCACCTCCTGATTTCCCCCACGGCTCTCCTGACGAATGCTTTAACCGGCAGGGGCTGGCTCGTTTAAATTTTTTGCCAGCTGCGGCTGGCACTATCAAGAGACTGAATATGGAAAATATTTTTGATACCAGCGTGCTGGTGCAGGTTGTTCCTAACCTGAAAACCAGTCAGAACTGGCTGCTCGATCGCTTCTTCCCGAATGTCGTGACTTACGAGACTGAAGAAGTGGCGATTGATGTTGATGTCGGCCTGCGTCGTATGGCGCCGTTCGTCTCCCCGCTGGTGGAAGGTAAGCTGGTCGAATCCCGTAAATACCAGACCAATACCTTCAAACCGGCATACATCAAAGATAAGCGCGCGCCGGACCTGCGCAAACCTATCCGCCGCCAGATTGGTGAGCGTATTGGCGGGGAATATACCGCTGCCGAGCGCGAAATGCTGAACCTTCAGTTTGAAATGACTGACCAGATTGACATGATCAACCGTCGTCTGGAATGGATGGCGGCGAGTGCGCTGGTGTCTGGGACCGTAACCGTCGCCGGGGAGGGCTATGAAACTAAGGTGGTGGATTTCGGGCGTGCTTCGGATCTGACCATCACTCTTAGCGGCTCGGATAAATGGCCACTGACCGTTGCAGCTGGCGCTACCAATACCCAGCCATCAGATGACATTGAAATCTGGCAGACTACTTTCCTGAAAGAGTCCGGCTCTGTCGCCACGGATCTGGTCTTTACGAATAAGTCATGGCGTGCATTCCGACTGGATACCACCATCAAGGATAACGCCATTACATTCCCGGCGCTGAGCCCGTTTGGTAACCAGATTAACGCCGGCCCACAGGTAATGAAGGGCGCAATTTATAAAGGGCGCTGGGGTAACTTTGACCTCTGGTTATATAACGACTGGTTTATTGACCCGCTGGACAACGTCGAGAAGCCTATGATCCCCGATGGCGCTGTCATTATGAGTGGTGCCGATCTGATGGGTACCCGCGCCTTTGGCGTTATCCTGGACCCGGCTTTCAACTACGGTCCGCTGGCTTATGCGCCAAAATCCTGGGTGAAAGAAGATCCAGCCCAGCGTCTTATCCTGATGCAATCCTCCCCGCTGGTTATTCCGAGCCGGGTAAATGCATCCCTCTGCGCAACGGTGGTCTGATATGGCAAAACAACCTAATACCGGGCTGGCTGATGATCTGAATGCAGAAGGATCTGCCAAAGACGGCCTGAGCGTTGACAACCTGAATGCTGGCGATAACACCCAGGAAAAACAGCCTTTGAGCAAAACAGATGATGCCGAATTGTCTGTTGATGACGATGGTGGTGACGAAAAATCCGGAGACACTGAATCGCAGGAGTATGTGGTGTTGAAAGGGAATTGCATTCGTCATGACGGGGAGATGTACCGCGAAAATATGCGCATCCCTGTAACCGGCAAAGATGCTGAGCGTCTTCTGCAGTCCGGCGTTATTGCTGATGTTGATGTGCTTCGTAAGCGAGTTCTTGCTTCTCAGCCATCAGTTTCAGTTACGACAGGGTAATGACATGGGCGTGGACTGGGATTCTCATCTTCTGAGTCCGCTGCATGATGTCTTTGGCGATGAGCACGAGTACCGTCCACGTAACGGTACTCCTTTTACAATTAACGGGATTTTTGACCGTGGTTATGCGCAGGTTGCTGAAAACCTTGATGGCGATTCAGAAATTAACACCTCCAGCCCGATGTTGGGTGTGCGCGATGCTGAATTTCGCAAGCTGGGTAAATCGCAACCTGCTGTATCTGACCGGGTATTTATAAAGACGGTCGGTGGTCACATCATCAATCAGTTATTTGTTGTGTCAAACGTCGAACCCGACAGTCATGGCGGATCTCGTCTTGTCCTCAATGTGGTAAAACCGCGATGAATTCAGCAGCGATACGGCAAATGGTTGTCACTGCACTAACCGGGACAACCAGCGCGGGCGACCGCGTATTCTCTCCACGCGACTGGTCAACTTCACCAGATATGTATCCTGTGTTGTTGGTTCAGACGCCTTTTGAACAGAAAAAATCACAGGGGCGTAATACCCCTGCTTTTACCACCCTCACCACTGTCAGGATCACTGGGCGCGTTCAGGAGTATGACGGCGATACAGTGGATGATGGAGCCATGCGGGCAGAGCTGGCGCTTGAAAGCCTTCGCGAGCAGGTGGAGCGCGCGGTGATCAACAGCTACGAACTGACGCGGAATATTCAGAAATACGCGGAAGTTCGTTCAACCATCAATGTTGATTCAGAAGGAGAGGCCCATATGGGGCAGCTTCTTTTCGAGATCGACATAGAGCATTACCAGGGGCCGGAAGATTTTTATCCTGTCCAGTCGGTTCCCCTTGAGGGCATGGATATTGCGGTCGATATGCCAGACGGCACAGTTAAACCGGGTATCAGCCTCAATCTTCAGGAGTAATCCATGTTTGTTAAGCCGAACAACGGGCTCAGCGTTCGCTGCCCCGTCAAGGGCATCCCATTGCCTAAAGAGGGTGCTGAAGTACCTGACAATATTTTCTGGCGTCGCCGTCTGAGCGATGGGGACGTGATCCTCTCTAAAAAGGATGAGGGCGCGCCAGAGAAACAATCATTACCTAAAAAAGCGGGAGAAAATGAATGACCGTACCTTTCGCTCGTGTTCCCGATAACCTGCGGGTAGGGCTTTTCTTCGTTGAGTTTGATAACTCAATGGCGAATAACGCCACTGCCACGCAGCGCACCCTGCTTATCGGTGGGATGCTCAGTACCGGCTCAACCCCCCCTGGTATTCCGCAGCGAGTTTCCTCTTCGGATACCGTCGGTGAGCTGACAGGAAAAGGGGGAATTCTGCAGGCCATGATGGCGGCGTATCAGAAAAATGATACCGCAGCCGAAGTCTGGATCCTGCCGCTGGAGGAAGACTCCGATTCCATGGTGGCTGCAACCGGCACCATTAAAGTAAGCAGCGCACCGACGGCAACCGGAGTGATCTCCCTTTATATTGCTGGTGAGCGCATTCAGTTGACCGTTGTAGCAACAGATACGGTGGCAGCGATCGCCACCTCTCTGGCCGCGGCGATTAACGCAAAAACCACGCTACCTGTAACCGCAAGTGCGACTACGGATACCGTAACCCTGACCGCGAAGAATCTTGGTGCTACGGGTAATGGGATCGACATTCGCCTGAACTTCCTCGGCTTACCTGGAGGCGAGTCCACACCTGCAGGCCTGGAACTGACGATTACTGCTATGTCTAACGGAGTCGGGGCTCCGGATATTACCGGCGAGCTGGCAAACCTGCAGGATCGGACATTCGATTTCATCATCAACCCTTACGACGATACAACCTCGTTGAATGTGATGAAGGAGTTCCTGTCAGACACTGGCGGTCGCTGGGCATGGGACAAGCAGCTTTATGGCCATTCCTTTGGTACCACCACCGGGACTTACGCCCAGCTCGGTACCAAAGGTGAGCTGCGCAATAACCAGCATGAGACCCTGCTGGGCGTAAATAAATCGCCGTCCCCTTCCTGGGCATGGTCTGCAGCTTACACCGGCGCAGCTGCGGTGAGTCTGCGTAATGACCCCGGCCGCCCGCTACAGTCGCTCGCTGTTCAGGGGGTGCTTGCGCCAGAACTGCAGGATCGCTTTGAGCTGACCGAGCGTAACAATCTGCTGTACAGCGGCATTTCGACATTTACGGTCGATGACGATGGCACGGTGCGCATTGAAAACCTGATCACCACCTACCAGAAAAACAGCTATGGCGATGCAGATGACAGTTATCTGGAAGTGGAGACGCTGTTCAGCCTGATGTTTGTGACCCGCTACCTGCGCACAGCGGTGACCAGCAAGTTTGGCCGTATGAAGCTTGCTGCGGATGGAACCCGATTTGCACCTGGCGCGGCGATCGTCACGCCAAACATTATCAAGGCCGATCAGATTGCCGAGTACCAGACTCTGGTATGGAACGGTTATGCGCAGGATGCGGAGGCATTCGCAAAAAATATCATCGTCGAGCAGAACGCCAAAAATCCGAACCGCGTCGATGTGCTGTGGCCGGGAACCCTCATGAACCAGTTGCGCATTTTCGCGCTGCTCAATCAGTTCCGCACTCGGGCTGAATCAACAGGAGCTTAAACGATGGCAGGTGATACTACTAACCGCCTGGCGGGAACCGCCTATGTCACTGTTAACGGTGTGACGGTAATGGTGGAGGGCTCGTTTAAATACCAGGCTGCCACCGTAAACCGTACCACCCTGACAGGGATGGATGGTGTGCACGGATATAAGGAAAAACCTGTGGCGCCATACATTTCTGCCCGACTGCGTGACAGTGGCGGAACGAATGTGCAGGGCTTTAACCAGCAGACGAACGTCAACGTGATCGCCGAGCTGGCTAACGGGAAAACTATCATTGGCCGTTCACTCTGGACGGTCAACGTCCAGGAAGTGGAAAGCGAAGATGCAGTATTTGATGTTCGCTGGGAAGGCCGCGACGTAACGGAGAACTAAGATGGCTGAGATTGAACGCGTTAAAACCATTCCATTAACCGTAGCGCTGGATGATGCTGCGGAGAAGACCACTTATACGCAGCTGGAGCTGAAAGCACCCACGCTAAGCCAGGCTGAGCAGTTTTACGAGAAACAGGCTGCGTCAACGTCGCTCGCGGCGATGCGCCTGCTTATTGCGCTGGTTTCCGGTACGCGTGAAAGCGTACTGCAGCCGATGGATTTTCTCGACTTCCGTAAGTGTGAGGAGTATCTGCTCAGTTTTTTGACCTGGAAGCCCTGACAACCTGGCAGGAAATGGCCGCTGACGTCACCTTCTATTTCCGCTGGTCTGAGGACAGGGCGTGGGGAATGACCCGCGCCCGGCTGAAATGGTGGGTGGCGCAGGCATCCCGGATAAACAAGCTTAGGAAACCTGAAGACGATGAGTAATTCTTTTGATTTTGAGCTGGTGGCCAGCGACCAGGTTAGCGAGGCTATAGACCGCATTAATGAGGCTGTCCGTGACCTGGAGCCGAAGCTAGATAAAACTAAAGAAGGGCTCAAGTTAGGCGGTCAGGAAACAGCCGACGGACTGAGCGGTTTTATTTCTCGCCTCGAGAATATGTCGAAGAGCGCGCGGGATAACGTGCAGTTTATTGGCGACATGGTTCCCCCACTGAAAATGGTGGGGGAGCTCACGGGGAAGATGGGGGCGCTGGGGTTAGCCGGTGCTGCCGGCTACGGACTGAAACAGGTCGCTTATGGATTTCGGGAGGCATCCCGTCAGGCCTATAATCTTGATGTCTCGGCAAAAAATGCGGGAATGCGCGTTGACGATTTTACCCGACTTTCCGGGGCAATGCGTATTCTTGGGGCAGACAGCGAGAGCGCTAATGCATCAATAGAAGGTATTTTCAAAGCATTCAATGAGGCTGCCAGTGGTAAAAACGAGGGGGTTATGGCAGCGATGGCGCAAATTGGTGCTCAAATCCAAAAAAACAGCGATGGTTCAGTAAATACCCTTAAAACACTGGAGTCTATCGCAAAAATTTTTCCAACCTTGCGACCTGAACAGCAGAAGTCCGCCGCTGATGCACTTGGGCTGACGCCCGAATTGCTGGCGCTAATGCGTGACGGTGAGCGCATGAAAAAGCTGCTGGCGAAATCGGATGAATTTGGTCTGACTGTGGATCCGGCACTAAATCAGCAATTGAGTGAAGTGAACGGCACTATGAATGAGCTCAGCGCATCCTGGGATGGTCTGTGGCAACGTTCAAAAAACAAGGCACTTAAGACCATTCTTTCGGATGGTTCAGTCAAAGACGGCCTTGAAGGTGTTACCGATCTGTTCACTAATGGTGATTTTACTGGGCTGTCTCATGCTCTCGGTTTTATCAACAGCAATGATGCTGAGAAACTACGGCGCATTCAGAACGATAAGGAACTTTATAACAGCTTACCCCGCAGTGAACGTGGGCAGGTTGACGCGGGTTTCATGACTGATGCTGTAAGAAAGCGGTACGATGCGAATTACCGCGCGACCGATTCTGCGATTCAATTGCAGAATGACTTATCCGCTATCAGCCAGCCACAATCCAACGTTGCACGCGGCAATGTTCCTTACGGGGAAACAAGGAATAACGCAATTGGCTTCAGAAATAATAATCCCGGTAATTTGAGGGTTGCAGCAAACGCAACGGGTAAAAATGGCGGATTTTCTACCTTTGCGAATGATGCCGACGGAAGAACTGCAATGGCGAGACAGCTGATGTTGTATGGTGACAGGGGGAATAATACTCTGGATGGGATTATTCATACCTATGCTCCGCAATCAGAGAATAATACTCGTGCATATATTGACTCCGTCTCAAAAGCCACTGGATATGGAGCCAAAGAGCAAGTAAATCTGCACGATCCGGAAACATTAAAAACGATAATGGCAGCCATGATTAAACATGAGAATGGCGCACAACCTTATACTGAGGAACAACTGCTAAACGCCATCCAGACCGCCATTACTGATGATCGGTGGTCAGGGAAGAGAAATCCGGATGTGCTGGCCCAGCAGCGGTATGACATTATCTCTGGATCACGCGGCGTGGATCAAGAACCCACGATACTCAGAACACAACAAGGGAAAAGTGATGAAGTTGCCCTTAGTGAAAATCTGGCGCGGTCGTTTAAGGAGGCCATGTCCGATCAGTCTCTCAAGCTTGAAATCACGATGGTCAATGATAAGGGGGAGCGTAAAACCTATAATGCGGAAAATAATGGCAGAATAACAACGGCCATGAATTACTGATCACTGTCGTCATTTCGTTAAGGAAGAAGTTATGAATGAAAAAGTTTTTGGAGCAAAAGCCATTTAGACTCCAAAGGTTTTTGCGCTTGTTTACCTGGTAATTGGCATTTACCTCGTTTTTTCTGTTGTCTCAATGAATTTCACGGCGATTACGATATCGGTGGTAAGTGCATTGCTTTTACGTGTGCTTTATGAGTTCCTAATGAACTCATTCAAGGCGACTGAGCATCTTTACAGGATCGCCGAATCTCTTGACCGTAATGGATCCAGCGATAAATAGATAAGTCATTTCAGTGCATATGTAAACCGCCGACATGGCGGTTTTTTTATTTCCGGAGGCGTGATGCCGTCAATTATCCAGGACGCAATAACTTCTCTTTTGGGGGGAGATACCAGCGATGACTGGCAGGGGCAGTTACGGCCCAGCTCATTCAGAGGTGTGCCATTTGCAATTGTTGCTGAGGAAGGGAGCCACGGCCGACGCCAGGCGGTACATGAATATCCCTACCGTGATACAGCCTGGATAGAGGATATCGGGCGGGCAACACGGCGATTTGTTATTCGCGGTTTCTTGATCCAGAACAGCCAGGTTTACGGCGGCGGCGATGCTATCACGCAGCGCCAGTCACTGATTGAAGCCTGTGAACAAAAAGGTAGCGGTACGCTTGTCCATCCGACACTGGGCGAATTAACGGTTTCCATCCCTGAGAATGGTTTGCGTATTTCCGGTTCGATGGAGAACGGGCGAGTATTTGAATTTACTCTGATGGCAATTGAATCAGGGCTTAAAGTGTTTGCTGTCACGGGCAGTACCGTTGCAGGCGCCACGGTGAAAACCAACTATCTGAAACTGGTCAGCACTGCTGTGCTGAGCACGATTGCCAGGGTTAAGAGTGAAATCCGCGGTGTCACACAGGCTATAAACACCATCAGAGGCACGGTCACGTTCTGGACTAACATGGTTGACAGCACCATCAGTCAGGTCACGAATCTCAGCAATGTCCTGAACTCCACGTTCGGGAATACCCGGTACGGACGTTACAGTAAAGGCTCTGTGGGCGGTAGTTCCTCTGCTGTTGCTGGCAAATCGTCAGTTGCTGATGTGGATGATGAGAGAGCACTGGCTGACAAGGTAACAGCCCAGTCGGTAATGGACCGGAAAAATGTTACCGACAGGTCGAGCCAGCTTAGCAGCTCCAACACACCTGATGAGTTTGTCCAGGGCGTCGCCGACGTGGTAAACGCAATTCTTAACAGCGCCGGCAGCGTTAATGACCGAATCACAGCGCTGGAAAAACTGGCTAATTCAATCAGCACGGAGTACCAGCAGTCCGACAGCAGCAAAGCGATTTCGGCGACCATGAACACGCTGATTGTTGTGCTATGTACTGGTGCCATGACCAGTGCCGCTGCGGACTCCAGACCAGCCAGTACAGACGAGGCAGAAGAGTTAACTCAACGAGTTTCTGTGCAACTTGATACGGCGCTGGTTCTGGCTGGAGACCGCGCGGACGATGATATGTATAACGCGCTTCTCGCCGTCAGATCGGCATTCCTTTCTACGATGAGTGAGCGTGCTTCTGGTCTGAGCGAGCTTCTGCAGGTTACTACCGCTCAGCCGCTTCCGGCGCTGACGCTGGCAAACCGATTATACCAGGATGCCACCCGTGCAGATGAACTGGTACAGGAAGCGCGCGTACCGCATCCGGCGTTTATGCCGACAACCATGAAGGTACTGAGGCAATGAATGCAGACAGCGATCTGGATGTTGTTTCTTTGACGGTCGACGGCAAAATCATCGAGGGGTGGGATTCTGTCCGGGTAACGCGGGGTATTGAGCGTTTTCCCTCTGATTTCGATCTTGGGCTAATGGATTACTTCCCTGGCAACGAAGATCTTCAACTCGTTGAAGAGGGAATGTCTTGTGAAGTTCGTATCGGAGATGATCTGACACTGACGGGATATGTTGATGACTGGGAACCCGCACTATCGCGCTCCCGCCATGAGGTCCGCGCCACGGGCAGGAGCAAATGTCAGGACCTGGTGGATTGCTCAGCTGAGTGGCCTAACAACGTCATTAATGCCAGTAATGCACTTGAAATTGCTTCTCGCCTGGCATCCTACTACGGCATCACCGTAACCACGGATGTTGATGAGCTTGTGAAGGTACCCCAGTTCACTCTGAACTGGGGTGAGTCTCCGCAAGAAGTCATCGATCGGGTGGCCAGATGGTCTGCTCTGCTTTACTACGATCAGCCCGATGGAAACCTGTTACTGACCCGGGTGGGAACACGTCGTGCGGCGAGTGGGATAGCCGAAGGGGTAAATGTCGAGCAGGCATACTACCGCAAATCGATGGCTGACAGGTTTACAGATTATGTCGGTGTATCAATGAGCGTTTCTCCAATTGCAGGGTATTCGCCTGATACGGCCTATGACGCTGTGACTCTGGCAACGGCGAGAGATCCGGAGGCCGCCCGTATGCGGTACCGAAAACATATATCGATTGTGGAAAGTACCCTGATGGCTACTCAACAGGCACAAAGTGCGATCGACTGGGAAATGAACCGGCGGTACGGACGTTCAAAACAGCTCTCGGTAACCATCGATTCCTGGCGGGATAAAGACGGGAAACTGTGGGAACCAAACACATTGATCCCCGTTGATCTTCCCACCTTACGGTTGCCGGAGACTGAATTGCTACTGGCAGAAGTCACCTATATGCGCGATGACTACGGCACCCATGCACGCATGACGCTGATGCCGCCTGAAGCATTCTCCGTTCAGCCATATGCCTTCTACCAGAACCTGGCGGGATTCAATACATGAAGCAACTATTTAAACATGCAGCGACCAGGATCGCCGGCATGCTGGGGATTGGCCGGATCACGGCTATGAAAGATGGTGGGGTGGTGCAGTCTATCCAGTACCAGACTCCGCTGGAGGTGGCCAGCGCTCCGCGGATGGCAGAATTTGGCTTTTCATCCGGCCTGCCGTCAGGGACTGACGTGGTTCTGGCTTTTATTGGCGGTGATCGTTCCAGCGCGGTGGTAATTGCGTCCAACCATCAGGGGTTCCGTCATACAGGCCTGAAAGCGGGCGAAACGGTCATGTATAACCAGTGGGGCCTTAATATTCTCCTGACGGAGAAGGGGATCTTCCTGGATGCAAAGGGCCAGAATGTTGAGGTCAATAACGCCACTAACGTGACCATCAATGCCAGCCAGGGGATCCTTGCAAATACCCCGATCCTGAGGTGCACGGGTGACATTGTTGATAACTGTGAAACCAATACCCGAACACTGAAAGAGCTGCGGGATGCACATAATGACCATGATCATGTGGTTAAAAATGCCCAGAGTGGCAATGACAATATCCGCAGCCAAAAAACAGAGGATCAGGTGACATGAGTGACATCGCTTCATTCTGGAATGTGGATGAGATGTTTGCTGACTGGCAGAAAGGGCTGGGTGAACTCACCACGGGGAACGATTTACAGACTGCAATACTGGACAGCCTGTTTACCGACAGGCTGGCGCGCGCTGACGATGATTATGAGGATAGCGATCGCCGCGGCTGGTGGGGGGATTCCGGGGAGGAATCCCAACTGGGATCCCGGCTGTGGCTGCTACGGCGGAAAAAACTGACCCCGGATGTAGCAAAAAAAGCGGAGGAATACTCGAGTGAAGCGCTCAACTGGTTAAAGGTTGATGGCGTTGTCAGCGAGGTTATTCCTGTTGCAAGGATCGTCCTGCCTGACCGGCTCAATCTCATTATCCGCTATCAGGCACCGGGGAAGGACTGGCAGGAATTCAGGTTTTACTGGATATGGGAGCAACGTTAATATGCCGTTTAAACGACCGACGCTGAGCGAACTCCGCGACGGAAACCGGAAATTTATGCAGGCGGAGCTTGAGGATGTTGGTGCGCTCCTGCGCTTCGCGAACCTGAAGGTACTGGCTGACATGGATGCGGGGATGGGGCATCTGCATTACGCCTACCTTGACTATATTGCCCTGCAGACAAACCCGTTTACCTCTACCGATGAGTATCTCGCCGGGTGGATGGCCCTTAAGCAGGTATTCAGAAAACCAGCTGCAGCGGCGAAGTCGCCTGCGGTACAGGCTAGTGGCAGTGTTGACTGTATTATCCCTGTTGGCTCGATCATTAACCGCGGGGACGGATACCAGTACCGGACGGATGCAGATCTTAAAATTCAGGCAGATGGATTTGGTATCGTCGCGGTGACGGCCATCCTGCCGGATATTACCAGTGATGTAACGGGTGGAGGCGCGCGCGGTAACGCTGATGCCGGGACCATAATGACCCTGGACGCGAATATTGCTGGCGTGGATCCACAGGTAACGTTACTGTCCGCTGCGACCGGCGGAGCCGATATTGAAACGGAAGAGGATTTTCGCAGTCGTGGCTTGCTGGCATGGCAGAATCCGCCTCAGGGTGGAAGCGACGCCGATTATAAAAAATGGGCGCTTGAGGTTTCGGGCGTCACCCGCGCGTGGGTAAAGCGGCGTCTGAACGGGGCCGGGACCGTTGGCGTGTATATCATGTGTGATCGGAATGACAATGGTGGGTTTCCGGTCGGTACCGACGGAATATCCCAACTTGAGGACTGGGGGGCTGTTAAAGCCACCGGAGACCAGCTCGCTGTCGCCGACCACATCTATCCGCAGCAGACAGACACTGCCATTGTTTTCGTATGTTCCCCGATCAAGAAAGTCATCAATATTGAAATCTCTGGGATCAAAAATGCCGACAGCACCACAGTTCAGGGGATAAAAGACGCGCTGACGGCGCTGTTTTTTGATGAAGCTAACCCTGATGGTTCCGGGAAAGTTTACCTCTCTGATATTAACGGGAGTATCGGCGGTGTTAGCGGCACGACGGGCTATATCCTTAACTCTCCGACGGCCAATATCACCTTTGCTGTTGGCGAAATTCCGGTGCTTGGCGGGGTGAATTTTGTATGAGCCTCTTTTCAAAAAATGATTATGCCGGTGCGCTTGGTGCGCTGCTACCGACGGGCAGGGCGTGGCCCCGGTCGCAAAGAACGGTACAGGCTGCGGTATTACGGGCACTGGGCAGCGCGTTTCAGCGTTCTGACAACGATGCGCAAAGCCTGATTACTGGTGCTTTTCCCCCTACAGCGACGGTAATGTTGTCAGAATGGGAAAGCTCTCTGGGGTTACCAGATGATTGTGCGATTGGTGAATCCGGTGGCGTCAGCGATCGCCAGCGCGCCGTGGTGGCAAAGTTAATCAGCACCGGCGGCCTGAACCGCGATTATTACATCCGGGTGGCTGCAGCTCTTGGTTATACCATCACTATCACACAGTTCCGGCCCGCTATGAGTGGCATGTCAGTATGCGGTGATGCGCTTAACGGTGACGAGTGGCCATTTACCTGGCGGATAAATGCGCCACAAACAACGATCAAGTATTCGCTTGCTGGCGCGTCCTACTGCGGAGATCCGCTCGCATCGTGGGGCAATAAACAACTGGAGTGTTCAATCAACAAAATTGCCCCATCCCATCTGAACATCATTTTCAATTATTCATAACTGATATTTCCCCCTCTGATTTTATCGCTTAACACTAAGTGAGGATTAACTATGCTCCGAATCGGGCAAGTCGAAGCCACTGCAACGCAGGATGGCAAATATACTGATGGAAGTGTTGCTGGTGGTATTGCCGCAACGAGGCTGCGGGCCGCAGCGTTTAACGCCATGCAGGAAGAGTTAGCGCATATTGTAGAGTCGGCAGGATTGGCGCTCGACATTAACGATATGACGCAGGTTTTAAAAGCAATTCAAAAACTGACACTGAGCCGTATAAACCCATTCGCTGATATCAAATCAGATGGTGCAGCGGCGATTTCTACGGCTCTCGCAAACCTTGATTTGGGAGAGGCGGCAAAACGGGATGTAGGGACAGGGGAAAATCAGATACCGGACATGAACGCATGGAGCCATAGCGGCCCAGCAACTGGCCGCTGGAGAAAATCACCTGACGGACTTATTGAGCAATGGGGAAGTGCTGGTATATCAGATGCATACGGCAACGCGGCAGTGACATTCCCTATTGCCTTCTCTTCCGAACCTGATTTTGTTTTATTTGGGCCGCGAAACGTGACAGCACCTACAAGGATGACGTCTATCGTGCTTGACGAGAGCCAGTTACGTAATACCGGATTTACATGCAGATGCTTTGACCATTTAGATGGATCTACTACGCCAAGCACAAGTAACTTTTATTGGTATTGCAGGGGATATTGATAATGAACGTCTATTACTATAGTGCCATGAACAACGCCTTTTACCTGGCGGAGAACATTGATCTCTACAAAGAACAAAGCACCTGGCCATCTGACGCGATAAAAGTTGAAGATAGTCTGTTTGATGAATTTAATTCACCACCGCCAGGGAAAATTCGCGCAGCGGGGGAAAATGGTTTGCCAGTATGGATTGACATTCCACAGCCAACACCTGGCGAGATTATTGCAATTGCAGAATATAAAAAGAAGATTCTGATTTCTGATGCTAATAGCTACATCAGCGCCAAACAATGGCCAGGTAAAGCCGCCATTGGTCGTCTGAAAGGTGATGAACTGGCGCAATATAATTTGTGGCTGGATTATCTGGACGCACTGGAGCTGATCGATACTTCCGGTGCGCCAGATATTGAATGGCCTACGCCTCCGGGGGAACAGGCCAGTTAACATTCTCGGGATCGGTTTTGACCTCCCACGCCTTAACCTCATTTTTATAATCCAGCCACGCTGACAGCTTAGCTTTGTTGGCGTCGCTGATTTCACCCAGCATCAATTCCGTACGCCAGTCGAGCATAACAGCGTCTGCATGGGTCAGTAGTTGCTGACGCTCGTATTCGGCTGCGGCAATTAATTCCTCTTTGGTAGGAGGCGGATTCAATATTTCATTTGCTTCATTTTCTGTTATTAGCGTTAATCCTTCGGCAATGAACTCTTCATCACACTCATCTTCATACGCGTAAATATTATTTTCGTCATCAATATAATATTTCATCGTAATTCCCTCCACGTGAACGTTGTAATGCCAGATACGTTAACTCTGTAAGTGGAACCCGGAGGAATAACCGGGCAATATCCACCGGCACCCGATGGCGTTAATCCATCTACCACAATATTTAAAACCCATGATGTTGTTGGTCGGACAAAGTCCAGCAAAAGCTGTATCGGTTTTCCGGTGGTGTTTGTATAAGTGACACCTACTGAACGCTGTGACGTCACATCAACCCATGACTGACCGTGTCCGAGTAAAGGAAGATTGATATCTTTACTGCCATCAAAAGAAACGCCATTAATTAACCGTGCAACAGAAAGCTTTGCTGCAGCCACCGCGACAGCATTCGACGCAAGTGCGCCAATGTCTGCAGGAGTTGGTTTATGGTTTGTTCCATAAAACTCAGTCCAGGGCTTCCACGGTCCCCCTGTCGTTTCAAGCCCCCTTACAAATTTTCGTCCAGAGCCGAAAGCGGTGTACTCCTGCTGGCAACCGTAGGCGCTGGGGGTGACTAACAGCGTACCGGCTTCTTTGATGGGGTAATGATGCTCGGACGTGGCATTCTCATCAAGAGACTGAAAATACACTCCCGCACTGGAAAAATCGTAAAGCGTATTCAGGTCAATGGTTAAAGCTGACTCTTTAACCTGAAACGCATTTGCCGCCAGTTTTACTGTTTCTTCCAAATGAACCTTTTTTATAACCATCAAAAATCTGGTGATGCTTCGCCGTTTCTCCTGTTTTCATAACAGGAGAAATCCCATGATTTACGGTTATGCCCGAGTATCAACAAACCACCAGGACACTGAATTGCAACTAACGGCGCTCAAGTCAGCGGGTTGTGAGAAAATTTTTGAAGAGCATGCCAGCGGGAGGAAATCGAATCGGCCGGTTCTAAAACGGCTGATCGCCACTATGCAGCCGGGGGATGAACTGGTGGTCTGGAAGCTGGACAGGATAGGCCGCAACGTTCTGCATGCGCTGTTGATGTTCCAGCAGTTACAGGAAAAGGGTATCAACTTCCGCAGTATTACCGATGGCGTGGATCTCAAAACAGCCAGCGGCCGCTATAACTTTCGTAACATCCTTTCCGCAGCACAATATGAATCTGATCTTAATAGCGAACGTACCTTAGCAGGGCTGGCCGTAGCCAGGGCAAAAGGGCGAGTTGGTGGTCGCAGGCCTAAGTTCACGGATGAGCAATGGCGGGAAATGGGGGAGCGGATGGCAACCGGTGAATCACGACAAAGCGTATCAAAAACGTATGGAGTAGGGCTCTCAACTCTGTATAAAAAGTTTCCAGCTAGCTGA